ATATAGCGGTATGAAAAAAGCAGGTTGTCCAAAACCACCGCGAGTAGATCAAGATAACTGGAACCGAGCATAATGGTAATTGATGGATATGTCCTATTAGGGTATGCTGTCATTTGGACTATTTTTTATTGGTTCTTATCACAATATATAAGCTCTTTAAGCCGTGATAAGTGGGTTGAATATGTTAGGTCTGAAGAATCAGACGAAATGTTAGTTGAGGCTTTATCTGCCATTATTGATGAGATAGAAGAAAGGATGCATGATAAATTAGAGCAGTTTCAATCTTCTTTTTTTGGTTCCGTTGGCGCGATGACAAGAAAAGCTAAACAATTAGATCCTATGAATAATGTTAGGAAAGCTGCAAAAGATGGTGATTGGATGAGTTTAATGGTAGAGTATGCAGCCAACAAGGCAGGATTAGGGGCATTGATAGACCCTACAAGCCCCTCTAAGGCCACAGAAAAGGGTGAAAGTAGGGGTGAAACGCCCTTAAAACCTTCTAAAATGAAGGATTTATTGCATAAGTAAGAATGAAAAGGTATAATACCTATACTAAATTTTACATATTTTATTTATACATACTACCTTACTTTCTCTTATTCATGTATATACAATAAACGATATCTTTATATATACAATTATACTGGGTTAAGTATGGTGTATGACTTTGAAAGGAACAAAATAAGACAGCAAGAAATCGAAGTGAGAGCTTTGGTAGCATTATTAAAACACAGTAGAATGTATAGGGTTGAAGCAGAACAAAGATTAAGATATATTGCATTCCCTGACCAGTTAGCTAAGAAAATAGAACAGGAAACAATTTTGGAGGTTGAATAATGGTGTTTGAATCAGAAGTAATTGAGAAAGATGAAGTAGGGATCCAGATTATGAAGCTTCAACCAAAATTAAACAAGCGTTCACGTTGTGGTAAAAACGGCAAGTTAATAGGTTTCATTTGTTGTGGACAAGTTTTGCCAGTTTACAACTTAGCGTTTTCAGCTTTGTGGTGTAACACATGTGATCGCGCAGTTTTAAAGAAAGAAATAGCAGATTTGGGGAATTTAGATGGGTAGAAAAGCAGGGCCACACAAAGTAACAAAAAACTTTAGGATAACACCTAAAGAAAACCAACAAATAGAAGAAATACTGCAGTATTGGCGGGCAAGAAGAGGTTGGCATAACCACAAACAATACACGCGCAGCGATGTTATAGGCCAAGCAGTAGGCGAATATTGGAAAATTCAACGCGCTAACCACGAAACCGACTTTAAATATTGTGGATCATGTGGACAACCTAAGTCAAATAAAGAAGAATAGAGTTTTATACGGGGTCATAGTGCCTACGATATGGCCCCAAGAAGAAAAGCCCCGCGCAGACGGGCAAAAAAGAGTTTTAACATCTCTGCAATAGAAGCAGGGACAGCATTATCACTGGCACAATCTACTGGAGCAGCTGCAGCATTAGAAGCAGCTATGCAAGGTAACGTAAAAGGTGCATTAACTACATTAGAAACAAGTGTGAAAAGTAACAAACAGATGATCACCGCTACATTAGCAGGTGCGTTTATTGCTAAGGCACTAACTAAAGGGTTTTCGAGCGGAACCCTTGCCAAACTTGGCCCAATCCGCATAAAAGCATAAGGAGAACACATGGCATTTTATCGAACAAGAGAAGGAGCAGTAACGGCCGCAAATTCGTTTACGGCTTTGGATTCCCTATACGGGCAATCCACAACAGCAAGCATACAGGTCCCAGCAGGGTCCTCACAAATTGTAGGCGTAATAGCTACTATATCTACAGACAGCGCAAGCAACGGCGCATGCACATTCGCATGCCAGCTATCAGGCGATGGATTGAGCAACGGTCAAGAAACATTAACAATCGGTTCACAGGGCGTGGATGGAACCCCAGCAAGCAACGGAATGACCAACCTTCCAATGACATTGGATGTTGCCATACCATGCGTAGGGTCAAACCAAATTTCTGTAGCTGTCGGAATGGATGTTGACGTTGGATCTGCACAAGCCGCAGTAACGTTAATATTTGCTTAGATGGCATCTAAGCGCACAGGGTTTGCACCATATTCCCTTGCAAGGGAAGCAGGTGTAGAGTCTGCCACAGTAAATGGCACCATTGATGTAATACAAGAAATAAGGCCCACGATAAACGCAGGGTTTTTGGATGAGGTAGGTAACTGGAAAGGGAAAAAAAGTAGCGACGAAACCTTTTTTGGTTTTACAAAAGGGGAAGCTATAGCAGGTGGTACTACATTTTTGACACCTTCTACAAACGACACCCCCAGTTTAGACATGCGAGGGTTTAGGCATTTACAAATTGCAATACTTTGTAGCAGGTCTATTAGCATTAAACTGGAAGCGTTAAGCGGACCAGATTCTGTAGCAACAGCAAATTTAACGCCCGTGCATCCTGCTAATTTGTTAAAAATGACAAGTTTAAACCCTACAACAACTACGAGCTTTGATAACGTATTACGTGATACAGCAGAAAGTGTAGTAGCTAATGCTTGGGTTATATTTACAATATATGATAGAATGGCAGATCAAATAAACATGCAAGTGCGTATAGGTAATGAGGACGCAAGTGCCGCAGACTTTGAGGCCGCATTTAGAAGGTTAGTATAATGAAAGTAAGTAAGCAAGCAAAAACAAGAATGAAATTAATGACAATGGCAGAAAAAAAGAAAGTATTAGCAGCAGCAAGAGTGTTGTTTGACTTTCAGATCATTAGCGCTAAGCGCGCCGATATGTTAGCAAGAACATACAAATGTTAGCTGAATTACTCTTTATAGTGGATTTGTTACAGCGAAGAGGTCTACACCAAACATCGCAGAAACGTCGCTTCAATCTATTTGGCAGCCGACGTTCCCGCCCGACTCAAACGCAACCCGTTGTCACTGTAGCAGATCCCATCCTCTTTGACATTACTATGCCTGTAGACATTGGAACAGTAGACCCAATGACTGCAGCTAAAGATTTTGTAGCAGCAGGAACGGGCAGACCTGAAAGTATGAAAAAGAAAATAGCAACAGGTAGACTATGAGTGGATTAAGTAAGTTAATAGATTTTTTATTTAGAACAGAACAAGCAAGGGAAGCATTTAGACAGTTACAGGATGACGACGAATAATGCCTATTGCTGCAATACCACAAGGCGTGGAAATTCGTAAAATATCATCGGTCCAAAAAAGAGCATTAGACGAACTTTTAAAACAACAAAAAGACCAAACATTATTACAGTCTGCAATAGTGACGTTAGTCCCTTCTTTTACAGCTTTAACGTTAGGTGGGTTGTTTGCATACATCTTTATTCACAGGGACACAATAGCGGACCAATATCAGCAATTAAAAGATGACTTTTTTTCTGGAGCAGGTAAAACATTTACTGATTTTGGTAAAACCATTACAGGTGGTGCGATAGCTGCAGATGTACCGTCAAAAGCGCCTGAAACTGGAACGGTGTTTGAAAATATGACCACTTGTCAATTATTTGAGTATGATATAACTGAATTATTTAGCAAGATGGATGATGCTACAGATCCTTTTAGTAAATTTGCTATTGGATTTAATTTGCAACAAAAATATAGCGGTATGAAAAAAGCAGGTTGTCCAAAACCACCGCGAGTAGATCAAGATAACTGGAACCGAGCATAATGGTAATTGATGGATATGTCCTATTAGGGTATGCTGTCATTTGGAC